GTTAGAAAAAAATATTGATAATTTGATATTATTATTAAGTTTTTACAGACTTCCAGAATATTTAATGGATGATGAAGAGACAGAGAAAGTAGCAAAAGAAATTCTAGCATTAGATACAAATAATAAAGAAGCACTTGCTGTATTGGATGAATTTCAAAATCTGAAAAAACAAATAGAAATGGAATAAATTGATAAAGTAATTCTCAAAAAACTTCATATATAAATAATCGTTGTTATAATAAAGTTAAGGTTATTATTAAATTTTTACTGATTTAAAATTAATTTTACGTTTATAAAATTACAACTTAAACAAAATTAAAGGAGCTGTCTCAAAATGCTTAAAATTTTGAGTTCAGCTTCTATTTTGGTATAAATGAAAAAAACTCTCTAATTTTCTTTTAAATATATTTCAGATAAATACTTATAAAACATATTTTCAATGAATAATTTTGAAAAAATAGAAATAACAAATATTATTATGAAAAATATAAAGAAATAATAGACATTATCAATTTCATGAAAATATTTTCTGTATATATGATAAATAGGCACATGAAGAATGTACATTGAGTAACTTAAACTTCCTAGATATACGAAAATTTTATTACTCATAAAATTACTGAAAAATCCTTTATCTAAAAACAGGAATGTAATTAGGGGAATGAAAGATACTGATATAACTGTTGAAGAATATAGAATTACTTTGTTATATTGAATGAACAGCATTAAAAATGCAAAATAAAAAATAATAAAAAAAGAAAAATATTTTTTTGTACTGATATTTTTCAGTTTATAAGATAAAACCATTCCCAGCAGAAATGATGCAATGTGCATCAAAGGAAAATAATTAATTAAATGATAGATGTATGAATTATCACTATATTTATTAAAGATTAAGTATGTATAGTAAGTATAAGCTGATAAAAGTATAGCTGAATATATAAAATATTTAGGAAAATTTTTTAAAAGTTTTAAAAAAAATGGAAAAAGTAATATCAGGAAAGCTAAAACAGAAAGATACCACGCAGAGTAGTTATAATTTTGATCAGTAGCCTTACCCCATATTAGACTTTGTATCATAAAAATACTGTACACCAATTTTTCTTTGTACTTTATAGAATATACAAAAAGAAGAAGTAAAGAAAAAATATACGTAGGATAAAATTTAAAAAGCCTTGTCAAATAAAATTTTTTTATATTTATTTCTTTATCCGAATAGGAATACGTCAACATAAAACCCGATAATACAAAAAAGAAATATACCCAGATAGAGCCATTTTGAAATAAAACAGGTATTTTATTATAAAAATTGGTATTTCTAGCTGTATGAAAAATTATGACACTAATTGCACCTATAAATCTAAATATTTCAAATTGATTGTATTTCTTCATGCGTAAACTCCTTTTTTATTAATATTTTAACAAGAAAACAAAATAAAATCAATTAAAAAAATATAAGTCTGATTTTAGGTTAAATTACAATAGGAAATGTAGTATAAATGAATTAAAGTAATTGTGAAATCAAAAAATATACAAACTATTTAAAAAATTAAGATATTTACATTAAAAATAATTTGACAAATAATAAAAAATATAGTATAAATAATTAAATAAAAATTAATAATAAAAGGTGGGATTATTATGAAAAGCGAGGTAAAGAAAGAAAAAAACTTTCAGAAGGGCTTTACTCTAGTTGAAGTTATTCTTGTTGTGGCAATAATTACAATAATATCGGCAATAGCAGTGCCACAGGTAGGAAAGTATCTGAATAAGGCAAACAGGAGTAAAATAATAGGAGCAATAGCAGAACTGAACAATTCATCGACATCTTGGAGCATCGATCATGGGGGCGATATACCAAATAATTTACAGGACATATTCAATGAACATGGAGATTTAAAGAAACTTGGAATAGGGGCAGATAGCAGCGGAAATTTCAAGATTGGAAATATTCATGGAAAAATTTTATATAGCAACGGGGAAGTATATGCAAAGACAGACCCTAACAGCAAGGCATTTCCAAATGAGGAAATCAGAAAATAATGTGTGGTAATAATGCTATTCATATATTTGAAATTATCGAATATATTACTCTTTTTTACATATGCATAATAGATATAAGAAAGAAAATAATACCTGATAGAGGATTTATAATACTTGTAATTACCGGATTATTAAAAGGCATGACAAGCGCAAATATAGAAGGATATTTTTTAGGAATGTGTGTTTATCCGATGCCATTAATAATTCTGTATATACTTGAAGATTATTTTAAGAAGGAACTTATAGGATTCGGAGATATAAAGCTGATGATGGTAATTGGAGGAAGTCTGGGATATAAAAATCTTGCAGAAGTAGTAAAGTATTATCATGTAGTATATTTTCTTGCAGGAATTACAGTAATCTTGTTTCTGCTTTATCTGAAACATAAAGGAAAAAAAGCTGAGTATATTCCTTTTGCACCTTTTCTTACTATAGGTTTTATTATGAGAGTGCTTAATATTCAAATAATATAAAAAAGGAGATATGTTTAATTGTGAAAAATAAAGGGGAAACGCTGGTTGAAAGTCTTTTATCTATATTTTTTGTTGCTGTCGTCCTGACACCTGTTTCAAATTTGATTTTAAAGACTTTCAGAACGGACAGTAAGATTGACAGAAAAAATATTTTTAACATGGAAACAGAAAATATATCAGAAATATTAAAAACAAAAGATTACGCTTTTCTGTACAGTCGTATTGGAAAATATATTATACAGAATAAAAACGATTTTTACAGTAAATTTGCAATAGAAGGAAAATATCAGATGCTACAAGATGCTGTTGCTGTTGGAAAACGGGAGCTGGAAATAAAAGCGACAGAAAACTACTATCTGAATGAAAAAGGGGAAAAGGAATATATACTGGAAATAACTATAGATGGAAAAAAGGACTATTATTTTCCTGAAATAAAGTAAAAAAGGGGTGATTATGAAAGGGGATAAGGTGGGTAAAAAAACAGGAGGATATCTGCTTCTTGAAATACTGATATGTCTGTTTCTATTTTCGGTAGTTGTATTTGTAATTTCAGTATTTTTAAAAAGAACTGTAATCATAGAAAAGAAAAAGTCGAAAACTCAGAAATTGGAAGAAAATATACACTTTCTTACAGATAAGATTTCTGAAGATATATCAAACAGGGACAGGGAAGTTTTTGAGTATGAAGGAAGTATGGATAATTTTCATATAAAAGGAAATTATGTTTTATTTAGAAAAGACAGTTTATTTTATAAACTGGAATATACAAATAAAAAATTATATATATCAGAAGGAGTAAATTCTTTAAATATGGGAAGCAGGACGGCTCTGGGTGAATATGAAAATCTGGAATTTAAAAGAATGGACAGGCTATTTTTGATTATAATAAAAAATGGGAAAGATGAAGAAGTTAAAATAATTAATTTAATGTAGAGGGGGAATTCAGTGAAAAATAAAAAAAGGGGGGCAAGTCTTGTTTATGTTCTTATAATTTTATCTGTAATTCTGACTTTTTCAACAGGATTTATTTATTTTGTGCATGAGCGTGGGAAAATAACAGTTTTAAGAGGAAAAAGTGATAAAAGCAGAAAAATATCAGGCAGTTATTTAGCAAGTATGGAAAATAAAAATGCTGAAAGATTGGGAAACAGGGGTCTAAATGTTAACGGAAATCAGGAAATTATAAAAGGGAAAAGTGATTATTTCAATAAAAAGTTCATAATAAGCACATCTGGTCAGAACGAACTGAAAAGGCTCCTGTTTTCAGGTAATCATGAAGAAAGCATAGGGAACTTTAAAATAAAAGAAATAAAGGATTTTGCCGGAAACGGATATTCCTTGCCGCTTGAAGAAAATACAGTTTATAATAATCTGAAAATAATATATTTTAAGGAAGTATTAGGTAAAGAGGTTAATTACAGGGAAGAACTGGAATTTAAAAGAATAGATTCTATGACAGTGGAGATTCAGGAGAAGAATGGCGGGTTTGTTTTAAATTGAAGTATTAGATATGAAAAAATTGAGGTGAAAGATGTTTGAAAAAATAAAAGTTTATATGAGAAGTAAGGATAAAGTTTATATTTACATGAATGAGGAACTCCTGTTTTTTGAAAATCAGGAGCTGTCATCCATTCTTGAAAATCTGAAGGAAGAAGCTGAGATAGAGGAAAAAATTCCAGTTTCAGTTATTCTGCATTATCCTTATTTTTTATTTGAGGAAGACCTGAAGGATAAAGGAAATTTTATAAATAAAAACTTGGAGTACATATGTAAAAAATATTATTTAAATCATCTGGAAAACAGATACATTAAGCTTTACATGAGCAGAAAACAAATAAACGACATGAAAAATACCTTTAAGCAATTTGGATTTAAGCTTACGGATATAAAAACGGACTTTGATATAATTTACGGTATTTTAAAGGAAGAAGACATTGAAATATTACAGGTTGGAGAAATAAACAGTATAAGAATGCTCATAAAAAATGAAAAAATAGAAGAAATTGAAAAACTGGATTTAAAGCTGGAAGATATGGAAGACAGGGAAAATTTTGATTTTGGCGATATGAAAACATTTTTTTGTGAAGAAGAGGATATAAGAAATATTTTTCAGAATGAGGAACTTACAGATAATATAAATTTTCTAAGTAAAAATAATAGGATTGAGATTGGAGATTTAAAGGACATAAAATTAAGAGATATACTGGCTGTGGTTATACTAATAGGAGTATATCTGTTTTTTAAAGGAACAATTCCTTTGGAAAAGCAGGCTGAAAGAAATAAAACCCTGAAGAAACAGGTTAAAAATCTGGAATCAGAATATTTAAAGGAAAAAAACGAAAAACTTCCGGATTACTCTGAAGAATTGTCGAAATTAAATGAAATTGATAATGGAATAAAAAGAAAGGAATACTACTCGTTTATAAAATTTCTGGTAGATAACAGCATTAATGGAATAGATTATACTAAAGTGAATTATGAGAATAAAAGATGGCTGATACAGGGAGAGATAGAAAAATTTGATAATTTTGAAAAGTTTGAAAGCAATGTGAGGAAAAAATATGAAAACAGTGAACTTGGATATATAAAGGACAATGACGAAACAACGGTTTTTGAATATATAGTCAGTGAGAAAGAATAGTGCAGGAAGGTTAAAATGGAAAAGATTAAAATAAAGGGAATTATACTGGTGCTGTTACTAGTGTTAGGTATATTGGGATTAAATAGTAAATATCAGAAATACAGGAATGAAAAAAATAATGAAAAATTACTGAAGGAGAATAAAAAGGAACTGGAAGTAAAAATAGAAAATACCATTTCAGAAAAAGAAGAACGTAGAAAGGAAATACAGTCTGATTATGAACAAATTCAGATAATAACAGGGAAATTAGGATTACTTTCCATGAAAAATGAGTCTGAATTTAAAAAGATGATTTATGTTTTTGCAAGGGAAAGCGGGCTTAAAATGAATGAAATATCAAAATCGGAGAATTTTTGATATTGAAAAATTTAAAATCAATAAAATCAGCATTTTCAATACTTATAGAGATTTAAAAAATGAATTAGAATTAAAAAAATAGAAATAAAACAGGTCTATTGGTAACAAACTGGTAACAAAATAATACTAAAACAGAACAAAAACTTTAATCATCATAATCCAGTTTTTTTATTTCTGTTAATAAATCTTCAGGAGTATAATGAGTATATATTCCATCTGTCACATCTTTTGATTTATGACCTACAATTTTTTTTAATTTGCTTTCTGAAATTCCTAACTGTTGCATACGTGTAATAAAAGTATGTCGTGTTGAATGTCTGTTATGAGTGAATCCCAGTTCTTCCTGTAACTGATAGTAACGTCTTTTAAAAGTGGCATCGCCGATTGCCTGTATTCCTTTAGGGCCTTCAAAAAGATAATTTTTATTCTCATTATAGTATCTTTCAACTATTTCCTTAACCTTAGGATGTATTGGGATTATTCTGTTTTTACCTGCATCGGTTTTAACTCCTCCTGTCATATAATTTTCTTCCAGATATATATCCGTTATTTTTACTGTCCTAATTTCTGCAGATCTCATTCCTGTATATAATAAAATTAATACCATATCAGCTGTCTCTTTCAGCTTATGGTAATCAGTATTGGATATTTTTCTTATTGACTGTACAAGTTCATTATCAAATAGCGTACGTGCAAATTTATTTACTTCAATTTTACTTATATCAAGTGTTTGACTAACATCCCTGTCCACAATTTCATTTTTCAAAGCTATACTGTACAGGGATTTAAGTATTGTTTTGATAACCTTAGTTACTGCTTTTGTCTTTCCAGCAAATACGGACTGGTAATGTGAATATTTCAGTTCCCTTATTGGTCTATTTTCAAGATGTAGCAAATGATTTTCCCATGCTCTTGTATAAATCTGTAATGACTGGGGTGCTATTTCCTTAGATTTATCGACTAACCACAATTCATACAAATCCCCAAGTGTAGTATTTTTTTCATCAATGTTATAAGGTTTGACTTTATACATTGATAGAGCAATTTCCGCATCTTCCGAAGTAGCATAATATCCTATGATTGGTCTTTTCATTTTTCCATTGATCAAAATTTCAGCAGGGCCTCTTACAATCCATGGTTTACTTCTATTGCCACTTAATTTTGTGATACTTCCAGCTCCATTAAGCTTTCTGGTACGTCTTTTTTTTCTGCCCATAAAAAAATCACACTCCTTCTCTTGTTGGAATTAAAAATGTGTGATATACTTAATTTGTGAGGTGTAAGTACATCACTTATATTTCAAGACTCTGTTGCCAGCAGGGTCTTTTTTTACTTATTAAAAATTATTTTGATTCGCAGGCAATTCCGTCGCCATCTCTATCAAGTTTTGAGCTGTATCCTGGTTCTCCTTTTTTAATATCCGAATATCCTGCAGCTCTTGCCTCCTTACAGCTTTTGAAATAAACAGTTGAATTTCCAGAAGCTTTTTTCTTTGTTGCTCCTACCGTAGGCAATGCCAAAATAATTCCTCCTAATAAAATTGATAATAATACTTTTCTACTTTTCATAAACTTTCCTCCTATATATTAAATTTTTGTTACTGATTTATAATTTCCTTCATTCTTTCATTGTATGTTTTTATGTTAGTTTCTATTTATTCCCTCCAGATTTTTCTTTTTTCTCCTGTTCTTTTTTAAATTTCTGATAATCACTATTTGGATCAGGATTATTAATCTGGTCTTTTAATTTTTCCTCTTCAGTTTTCTCTTTTTCTATTCCGTAGAAATATTTTTCAGCTCTTTTTATAATATCAGAATAATTTTCGGGATGTCTTGCTTTCATAAGTTTTCCAGCTTCCAGTTTAGATTTTTTTAAATCGTCTCCTGTATCTTGCAAAGCTTCAACCAGTTGTAAGTATTCTAAGAAATCTTTTTTATCTTCAGGACTCAGTTTCTCAGTCTTTGGATAAATTTTCATATATTTAGTTACTCCATGCTCCATTTTCCATTGTGCATGAGTTCCAAGAAGTCTTTTATTTATATAATCCTCGTCACTGTATGCAACTATAACAATATTGTCATTAAGAAAATCTTTTCTTTTTGCCTGTTGAATATCCATTATAATTTTATAAATTTCATCATGGGTAGCAGTTTCAGGAACATATACCTGAATAATATATTCTCCAGTTTCTTTATTTTTTATAATTCTAGGTTCAAATTTTTTTTCTGTTTCTTGAGTATCTGAATTTTTGTTTTCAGTTTTTACATTGCTATCGGATTTTATTTGGTTTGTATTTATAGTTTCGGAATTATCTTTTTTAAGATTAGATTTTTCATCAGGTGTAGAAGTAATATTAAAAATAAATATTATAAAAAATATTCCATAAATAATTAAAAAAATATTCTTTTTCTTGTTATTTATTTTGGATTGAAATATTACTACTGGTATTAATACAAACCAAAATAATATAATTAACCACCCACCCCACCATGTTTTGTACCAAACTTTTTTTTCTTCCACTTAAATCACTCCTTTATTTTAATATTTTAGTTACCATTGATTTTCTACAAATGTTCTAATTACTCTGCCTTTACATAAAAGTAATTTTTCATTTAAAACAATAATATCATCATATTCTGGATTAAAAGATCTCAATCTTATTATTCCTTGTTTGTCAATTATCAATTGTTTTATATATGTTTCGTCATTATATTCAAAAACACATACTTTATTATTTAAATTTATTGGGTCGCTACATAATTCGGGATCTACAACTGCAGTAGATCCATCAGGAATACTTTTATCAATCCCAGTCATGCTATCTCCTGAAACTCTGATTGCAAAAATTCCTTTTTTAAATATATGTTTTGGGATAGTGTAACTTCCTATTTCCTGTTCAAGATTAATATATCCATTTCCAGCACTAGCTTTTCCGTACATTGGAATTTCGACTATTTCTACTGGGATTAATTTTTCATAAGTTGTTTTTTCATAATATGACGCTGATGGTTCGGCAATCATATCATATGATAATTCATTAGATGATGTTTTATCTTCTTCCCATCCCATTATATGTCCTGGAGTTGTTTTATATATTTTTGCAAGTATTTCTATATTACCCATAGGAATGTTAGTTATGTCTGTATTTTCATATCTGGATAATGTTACTTTTGAAATATCTAATTTTTGAGCCACATATTCTAAGCTAAGTCCATGTTTCAATCTTAATCTTTTTAATTCTTCAGCTCTCTTTATTTCTTTTTCAGTGGGTTTTGTTTTTTTTCTTGATTTTGAATTTTCCATATCGCACCTCATTCGATTTCTTTTCTTACTGATATTATACTATATTTTTCCTAAAATGCAACGTTTTTTTCTCAAAATTTTTAAAAATTTTCCTATTGGGTATTGACAATGAAAAAATAATATGGTATCTTATTTGTAACCTAAAAGGAAACAAAAAAAGAAAAGAGGTGAAATTTATGATTAATCAAGAAGGATTAAGAGAAATATGGATAAGCAAGGGTTACACTCAGGATAAAGTAGCTAAGAAAATAGGTTTACAAGTAAGGACATTTAGAAATAGAATAAAAAATGGAACATTAACCACAAATGATATTGATAAACTTGTAGAATTGTTAGATATAAAAAATCCAACTTCAATTTTTTTTATCCAATGTGTAACCTAAAAGGAAACAAAAAAAGAAAAGAGGTGAAAACATGAATAAGCTACAGATATTTGAAAATGAAAAGCTGGGCAAAATACGAACTCAAGTAATAAATAATGAACCTTATTTCTGCCTAAAAGATATATGTGAAATTCTAGGGCTAAAAAATCCTATGAATGTACTGAAAAGACTGAAGGAAAACGGGGTATATAAAATATATGTAGGCGTAAATACTGGGCTTGCAGTACAGGATATAGCTATGAACTTCATAAATGAAAGCAATCTATATAAATGTATTTTCAGAAGTAACAAAAAAGAAGCTGAAGAATTTACAGACTGGGTAACGGAAGATGTACTGCCTGCAATAAGAAAGACAGGAATGTATGCAAATCAAAAATTATTGCTAACTCCAAGTGAAATGAGACTGAAAATAAGATACTATGACTCAAAAAGTAAAGTATTTAACAGTATTAACAGGCTTCTGAACAATGACCACATGACAGAGGAGCTAAGAAATGCACTTACTGGAAATATCAAAGACATACTTAGTAATGATGACAATCTGATTCAGACAAGGGCTCAACAGGACAATGAGGAATGGGACAGAAATGATCTGACTGACAAACTGAGGGACTTTGTGAAGACATATGGAGTAAAGGACAGACCTACAAAGGAAGCATATGAGCATTTTATAAAACTGTACGGAGTGGACATAACTATTACTAAATTCAGTCGGGAACTAAGGAAGTTAGGGCATGATATAAATGCCAAAAATGTAAATGGAAGAACCAAAAGGGTATTTGTTAATTAGGATTTTAATTATAAAGGTATTAGAGCCGAACACATTTTTGTGTTGGGCGAATATTACAAAGGAGATGATGAAAAATGAATGCGAATGTGCCACTGGAACTGGTGGCTGAAAAGATAGGCGAATGTGTGGATTTTGTAAGAATAAATCTGCAACAAGGAACTTTATTAGTGGATGGCTTGCCCGTAGGGTATGCCTATAAGAAAAAAGAGGAAAACAAAAATTATTCATATGTGGTAGATCCGATAAGATTTGCAAAATATCTGGAACAGTTAAGAAAAGCAAATGAAATTATTTATGGCACGGTATAAAAATGAAAATAAAAATAAAAAAATAAAGGAGGAAATGAAATGACAACTAGATTCAAAAAAATATCGCTATGGTATTCAATATTTATACTCACATTAGTTTTAAATCAATCTAATGCAGCGAGAAAAGATAATGTAGTTATAACTGTTATTTATGGGCTATGGATATTGTTAGTGGCTATAACATGGATATATTTTAAGGAAGGAGACTGGGAATGATACCTGAAATTGAAGGAATTTATTATGAAACGGAAGAGGATTACTATATGATTCTCGATGAACTTTATAAAGATGGAAAGGAAGGTGATTAATAATGAAAACAGAAACAAGACTTTTAAAAAATGTACCAGTAGGTATCAACGGGAAATTACATTATGCGGATATAAAAGTATATCATGATTTACCTGAAGCTGGATTAGAATTACTTAGAAAATTTAAAGAACTCCCATTAAAATATCAGAAAAAAGCATTGAGATATATTAATAAGAATTACGGTTTAAAAAAGAAAAAATCCACATCCAAATATCTATCCTCATTATCAATAACAAGGTAATATTAACAATAGAAGTATAGCACTTAGAAAGGAAAAATGCAATATGGTAACTGGTAATTTAAAAATAAATGCAAAATCAAATGCAAAATCAAATGCAAATAATCTGCCCATTGAACGGGAAAAATCTATAGAGAACAGAATAAAAAATTATCTCAAAAAAAATAATATATATTATTTTAAAGTGCATGGAAATGGATTTCAGAGGGTAGGTATCCCTGATATAGTGGCATGCATAAATGGAAAATTTACAGGAATTGAAGTAAAGCGACCAGGTGGAAAAACTTCCCCTTTGCAAATAGCAAATATAGAGCAGATAAGAAATAACGGAGGAAGTGCAGAAATAGTATATTCATTTGAAGAAGCCAAGCAGTTTATTGATTCAGTATTAGGAAAAAAGGACAGTGTTAGGGAAAGGACAAAATAAATGATAGATAACAGAATGCTATATGACTATCAGAAAGAAGTACTGGAATCAAGCAGTAAAAACTATCTATATCCACTTGATACTGGAACTGGAAAAACATTGATAGGACTGCATCATTATCTGAAATATGCAGAAGGAAAAAAGCTGTTAATTGTAGCTCCGGCTGCGAAAGTAAAAGAAAAAGGCTGGGAAAGAGAAATAACGAAAATAACAGAATATTACCAACTAAGTCCAATAATATATCAGATAATATCTTACGAAAGCCTTCATAAAGTGGATGTTTCAGACTTATCCAATACCTACATAATATTTGATGAATGCCATTATACCAAAAACTACAAGGCAAAGCGTTCTAAACTGGCATTAAAAATATCAAGATTAGCATACGGATTTGTACTACTATCAGCAACCCCGGCAAGTAATGGATGGATTGATACTGTCAACTACTTTGTAATGATGGGATTATATCCAAATTCAACAAGAATGCTTAGAGAAAATGCAATCTATGAAGAACAGTATTTCGGGATAACTAAAGTACGGAAAATAGTGTCATGGAAAAATGAAAGACTACTGAAGGCACTTTTCAACAGGATATCATCAAGGGCACTGAAAAAAGAAGAATGCCTTGAATTACCTGGAATAACATTTGAATGGGTGCATTTTAAAGAAAGCAAGGCATATAGAACAATTAAAAAAGACAGAATATATGAAAATGAATTATATGACACAATGTCCAAACTGATAGCAGGATTAAGATTAAATACTAACATGCAGGACAAGCTGAACTATCTAAAAATGCTCAAGAAATCTACCGAAGACAATATCCTTGTATTCTATAATTTTGAAAAGGAATATGAAGAAATATCAAAAATACTGAAAGTAGATTATGTTGTAAAAGGTGGAAAATATCACATTCCTGAACATTCTGAGTTCAAAAAAATAAAAAATACAGTAACACTAGTACAGATACAGGCGGGAGCCGCAGGAATTGAACTCCAGTACTGCAATACAGTAATATTCTTTACCCCAACATGGAGCTATCAGAACTATGAACAGGCACTTGGAAGGGCATTCAGGAACGGACAAAAAAATAAAGTGACAGTATATAGGTTCAGGACTGATGGAACAATAGAGGAAGATGTATACGAAGCACTGGAACAGAAAAAGGATTTTACAGAGCAATTATTTTTAAGAACACTAGGTGAGGTTAAAAATTGATAAATCAAAAACTAATAAAACTAATAAAACAGGAGGAAAACAATGTTACAAGAAGCAATAGTAAATATATTAATAAACAAAATGAAAGCCCAATATGATTTAGATCACTATGTTATAGCTGAGAAACATATCAAAAAGGACAGTATAAAAATAAAATTTGTACTGGGAACTGTAAGCAATACAGTCGAACGTAAGAAAGTATCAAACGGAAATGTAGCTTATTACAACATACTAGATAAGAGCTACAGAGAACAGGTTACAGAAAACAGTTTTGTACAGAAGTATCAGGACAGAGAAAATTTTAATGATATGGGTGACTGGACAGAAGAACAGATTAAGACATTATGTGAAGATATAGCTGAAGAAATAATAATGGAAAATACAAATAAGGAAAATAAAGGCAATCAATATTATAGGAATTCTAATAATACAATGAGGGACGCAGAAATTGTTGAAGATGAAGAAGATGAAAAAGATGAAGAGCCTTCCTATACTTCTAAGGCAATAGAATATAATAATGGCAAAGAAGAGGAAAGAAAAGAGGAAAGAAAAGAGGAAAGAAAAGAGGAGGAAGGAAATGAGTAATACTACAAGAAATAACTACAATACTGATGACAAGAATGTAACTGAAAACAGGGAAAAATATGTAGGAGGAAGTGACCTCCCAGCATTACTTAATATAAGTGACTACAAGACACAATTTGAACTGGCAAAAGAAAAAGCTGGGATAACTAAAATAGAAAGTATTGGAAGTGAATATACCAAATATGGGCATTTAATGGAACCTCATATAAGGGAATATATAAATAATAAATTTGGATATAACTTTGCTCCAGCTACTAATATTGATAACAAATTAGGTATAAGAAGCAACTGTGACGGACTGGATCCTGAAGCAAAAACTTTACTTGAAGTTAAAACAAATAAAGGTGATCTGGAAATGGAAGACCTTGAAACATATATAGTCCAGATTCAGTTATATCTATATCAGTTCAATGTTGAAAGCTGCATTCTTACACAATATAAGAGACCTGAAGATTTTTACAGAGGGATACTTTTTGAAGAACAGCATGAGGATAAATATTTCAATACTGAATTCTATCCGGAAAACATTACAACAATAACTGTTATCCGAAATGAAGAAAAAATTAAGAAAATACTGGATGAAATATCATTATTCTGGAAAAGGGTAGAAAAACTGAAAGAAAATCCTGAAATGACAGAAATAGAATATTATACATCTGTTCCCGTGAACGGTCTTAAAAAAATAAATTACAAACAGGAACTACAGAAAGTTGAAGTACTTGAAAATAAACTGATTGAAATGAAAAAAATTGAAGATGAAGTAAAAAAAGGAAAAGAAAAACTGTATGAATTAATGGATGCCGTAGGGCTTAAATCATTCCACACTGACAAAATAATAATAAATAAAATAGCACCAGGTAAAAGAATATCGGTTGACAGTGCCAAACTTAAAAAGGAACAGCCTGAAATATATGAAAAATATACTAAAATATCTAACATAAAAGGATATGTAAAAATAACAGTCAAAAAAAATTCAGAAGAAAAACAGGACATACAGAGGGAAATACTGGTATCTGAATCACTAAAAAAATTAGGATTATAAATTAAAAATAAAACTAGGAGGAAAAATGAGCATATTGCCAAAAAATATAAATAAAGAAATAGATCTTACCCCGAAAATATTTCTGATATGGGGAGAATCAATGAGCGGAAAAACTTATCTGGCTCGACAATTTCCAAATCCATTAATAATAAATACAGATGGAAATGCAAAAAAAGTAAATACTCCCAGTGTTGAAATAACTAAATTTACAGAATTTATAGAAGTAATAGATGCACTGGAAAAAGAACAGCATGATTATAAAACAGTAATAATAGATTTAGTTGATGATATTGAAATAATGCTTACTAACTACATATGCGAACAGTCAAAAGTTGAAGCACTGGCAGATATCGGATTTGGAAAAGGATTTGCTAAATTCAACCAGGTGTGGAAAAATTTAATGATGAAATTATCGCAAATGCCTTATAACATAATATTTATAAGTCATTTAATGAACAGTACAGATGAAAATGATAATCCTATACAGGTTCCAAGTCTTCCACAAAAACAGTTAAATGCATGTCAGGGAAGATGTGACTTGGTAATTCAGACAAGAAAACTGGGGACAAAATATATTGCGACAGTAACTGCAAAGAGAGACCAATATACTGAAGAAAATATAAAAGACAAACAGATACTAAATATATTAAAACCAGTAATGGGATTATTCCCAAGAGGACAAGTTAAAGGAATCCCTATTGTTGACGGAGATATTAAGCTTGATAAAGACATGAGTAAAGAGAACAGTAATACAATTAATGCAAATAAAACAGCAACAAATAACACAATCAATACAAATAAAATAACAGGAGGAAATAAATAATGGGAATAATGGATTTATTACAGGAAATAGAATTAGAAGGATATAATGCATCAGAAGATGTAGCTAATGAATTTGAGAATCTGCCAGATGGTGAATATGAAGGATATATAAGTGATTTTACTTACAGAGTAAATGATAAAGGGACAGAATGGTTCAGTTTTGAAATAACTATACCTACTGAAAATAACAGAAAATATTGGGCAAATTTATTTTTATCAGGGAAAATGGCAAAAGTGAATCTGAAGAAAATGCTGAACTACATATATAAGTTATCAGGAGTAGCAATGGAAAGTATGGATTTTGCGGATCCTGAAGCAGGAGCAGCAATAGCAAAGGAACATGTAAGTGGGGTATTCGTATATTTGACACTTAAAACAAATAAAAATGATTTCCAATCATTCACAATGGAACGTTCAGAAGGAAATTAATAATAAACATAAAGACTATAAAGGGGAGAATAACATGTAATAAATTCTCCCTTTTATAAAAGGAGTAGCAATGGAAAGTATGGATTTTGCGGATAAACAGTTAGCATTTTATGACTTTGAAGTATTTGAACAGGACTGGCTGGTGGTAATAAAGACATCTGCAGGAGTTACATATAAGATACACAACAATATAGAAGAATTAAAGGAAGTAGCAAAGAATATATCATGCTGGGTAGGATTCAATAATTATTTTTATGATGATTATATTTTAGCTGCATTGCTCCTGAATACTAAGAACATAAAAGAAACATCTGATTATATAATTTATGGAGAAAAGCTTAAAAAATTAAGAACAGTAGTAAATAAATTTCCAACCCTTGACTGTATGCAGGAACTTAACCCCAACAACAGTGTGTCATTAAAAGAAGTTGAAGCCAATCTTCTTGAGAATATCCATGAAACCCCTATTGATTTTAAGATAAGAAGAAAACTTACTGAAGATGAAGTGGAGGAAGTGTTCAAATATTGCGAAAATGACGTCATAGCAACAAGTAAATTATTTGAGATACGTAAGGATTACTTTGATTCTAAAATGGACATAGTAAAGCAATTTGGGCTTAATAAAGAAGATGTTAGACTGACAAGGGCTGCACTTGCTGCTAAAGTTTTAAGATGTCGGAAAAAACGGCTTCCTAATGATGAATATAATTTCAGATATGTTCCAGGACTGGATTTGACTAAAATTCCGCAGGAAATAGTGACATTTTATGAAAATATAAGAAATGATTTTTTAGATGGAGCAGATCCTGAAGAATTAAAAACAAGAGGACTATCATTAAAAGTTGCAGGAGTAGATCATGATTATAAATTTGGGGGACTTCACGGAGTAATAAATAATTTACTTTATGAAGGTACTATACTATGTGTAGATGTAGGTTCATATTATCCCAGTCTTATGATAAATTTTGACTTTATAAGCAGAGCTTCAGAAAGTCCTGAATTATATAAAAATTTATATACTAAAAGAATGGAATATAAAGCAAAAAAAGACCCGAAACAACAGATATATAAAATACTTCTTAATGCTACATTCGGAGCAAGTAAATTTAAAGGGAACGATTTATATGATCCGGTACAGGTAAATAATATATGTATTAATGGACAATTACTTCTGACTGATTTAATAATGGATTTAAAGGATTTAACAGTAGTAATTCAGAGCAATACTGACGGAATATACTTTGCATATGATCCGAAAGATTTAAATGAAATTATTAGAATCTGTAAAGAATGGGAACAGAGATATAATCTTACCCTGGATTATAAATACGCAAACAAAATAATTCAGAGGGATGTCAATTCTTACGCTATCAGATTTGAAGATGGAAAAGTAAAAGCAAAAGGAAGATTTAAATACTTTAAGGGTGGAGAATTTGACAGGAATAATCTCGCGATAATAGATAAGGCAATGACCGACTACTACATCAATGACATTCCAGTATCCGAAACTTTAATGAATGAATACAGGAACAATAACATGAGCCTGTTCCAGCAGATAGCTAAAATGGGAAAGACCTATTCCCAGATTAAGCATGTTGTAAATAATGAATATCAGGATGTACAGAAGATAAACAGGATATTTGCCACTCATGATAAGAAATATGGTGGGATATTTAAAATAAAAAAAGATGAAGAGACTGGAACTGAATCTTATCAAAAAATAGCGAATGCTTCAGACAATGTGATAATTCATAATGAAGATCTTGCAACATTTGATAAAGGTAAACTGGATTTAAAATATTATAAAGCACTGATAGAAAAAAATATGTTTAAGGAAAGGAGGGCCTCAAATTGCATGGAACTGGAAACGATAAAGAAACAACCGATAATAACCGGAAAGGAACTGAACAAATTGACAGAGAAAATGAAGAAGGAAGAGAATCAGATGAAACTGTTTTAGAAGTAAATCTTGCAAAGCTCCTGAAAACAAAATACATTGAACTGAAAGATAAGAAACCAGCACATTCATTTGATGTATTTGTTGAAGATATATCCACTGTAGAAGATGCGGGAATTATTATACCAAAGGACATAGTTGTTGTGGATTTTGACTCAAATTATAGTATTGCCACAAAAATACTTAACAAATATCCTACACTGGCAATAAAAACAACAAGAGGTATGCATCTGTATTATGAAGTTCCTAATTTTCTTACCAATAATACAAAGATAGTTACAGCAATCGGAGTAAAGGTAGACTACAAGACAGGTAATAACAAAAAAAAGGCCCTTGCAGTAATTAAACAGAAAGGTGTATTAAGAAAAATTATAAATACAGTGAAGAACAGGAATGAAATCCCAGAACTTCCGTATGAATTATATCCACTATTCCGAGAAAAGAATGAGCTTACAGGACTTGCGGAAGGAGATGGAAGAAATAACTGTCTTTATAAACATATTTTAAATATCCTTGAATCGGTAATACAGGAAGTTGAAAATGTTGCCGAGATAGTGGAATTCATTAATAATAATGTATTTGAAGAACCTTTGCTGGAAAAAGAGCTGGTGGCAATAATTAAATCAGCTTACGCCAAACATATGAACAATCAGAATACGGAAAATAAAAATGACTTCTGGAGTAATGGGAAAATTGATGTACATAAACTGGCAGAATATATCACTAAAATACTGGATGTAAAGCTATATAATTCATTTCTGTATTATAAAAAAGGTGAAAAATATAAGATGAATGTAAATGATTCAATTTTCAGGGAAATATACAGAAATAAGGAAATAAGTCTAAAACTGAAAAAATCACAGGACAGTGAACTGAAACATCAGTTAGCAAAAACAGCTGAGGAAATAGATGAAAATCAATATTTTCCAGTACAGTTCAGAAATGGATTTATTCTTGATGCAGGGGAAATAGTATCCATGAGTGGAGTATTTACACCATTTAATCTAGAAGTGGACTATGTTCCGGATGCATATGATGAAAATGTGGATAAATTTATAGACTGGTTTGTAACGGATCATGCCACAGGAGAATGCAGAAAAGATTTAAGAATGGTACTTGAAGAATTGTTAGGGCATATTTTAATGACTTCTGCATTTCCGCATAAAGTATTTTTTCTTGTTGCCAATAGTGGAAGCAATGGTAAAAGTACATTTTTAACAATGCTCAGTAACTTTGTAGGTGAACTTGGAAGTGCACTGGCACTAGAAGAATTTAACAAGCCGGAAAATACTTATACTCTGCTTGGAAAGATTGCCAATCTGGGAGATGACATTGATGCCAATCATATAAAATCTTCCAGAACATTCAAAACTCTTGCTGCAGGAAATAAAATAATGGTAAAAAAGTTATATGAAATGCCAATTGCAATGAATAATACTGCCACACTGATATTTTCATGCAATGAAGTTCCAAATTTTAAGGATAAATCAGGAGGAATTAACAGAAGACTGGCAATAATACCATGTGACAATATAGTAAGTGAAATAGATTTAAAAATAGACCAGAAACTGAGTACTGACAATGCTAAATCATATATTTTAAATCTAGCAATTAAAGGAATGAAAAGAATAGTTGTTAATGGCGGAAAACTTACGGAATCTGAAACTGTAAACAATGTAGTAAAAGATTACATCATTGAAAATGATTCAGTACTGTCATTCCTTGAAGAGTTTGAAACAGAAAAAAATAGTATTGAAAATCTTACAACTAAATCAGCATATATGTTTTATGAGGAATTCTGTGAAGACAGCGGACTGAAAGGATATTCCCAAAATAAATTTACAAGAAAGCTTAAAGAACTTGGATTTGATATAGCTGTAAAATTTGTAAAAGGAAAGACACAAAGAGTAATAGTCAAGAAAGA